GTGCTGCCGAAGAAGGTGCTACAGAAAGTCCAACGATTGCTAGGGCTGCAGCAGTAGCAATTGAGATTTTCTTAAATGAATTCATTTTATTCCTTTTCTATTATAGTGTTTTTAGTCCATCCAAATAGTCCTTTATGTCTTCTATTTGGCTAGGTTTATAGTGTATCACATTGTCAGGTAGTTCGTCAAACTGCTTAGGCCTATCCCTAAATGTGTGAACCTCTACATCTGTATCCATATTTTTTGGGGTATGTGATATTGCCCCAAATATTGCTCCACACACAGCATCAGCCAAGTCTTTTGACTTTTTGCGGGGGTGGTCAACTCTATCATTTTTCATGATCTTTAACTGGGTTAGTTCTTCAAATAATAAATCAATTGCTGGCATTGCAAGTCTTTCCTCATATACAAGCATAGCCATATCCTCATAGTGTTTCTTGGCAACAGAAACAGTATCAGTTTTCATTCCAACCTGCTTTAATTCATTTTGAATATCAAAGGATTGCCAACGATCAAATGAAACCATTCCAATATCAAACCCTATTCTTCTAAGGTTCTGAATCCATTGCTTAACTTCTGAAAGATTAACTGGGCCTTCTACCTTTGGTTCCCACCATGCTACTGCATCTACTACTACAATTGGTGCTACCTGTTCATAGTTATTGATGACTTGTATGTTTACCCATTTTTCTACATGGGCAATAGCAACTGCACACTTATCGTGCTTCTGTGCAAGGTCGGCGTGTACATAATATTTCTTTGTTGGATCTGGTTTGAATGCTTCATCAAACCTTCTAAAGTTATCCACAGGGTTTCTAAGTGTCATGCAGGCTCTTACCTTTTCCTGCTGCTTAAAAAATGCATCAGAAGCAAAAGTTGGTACGCATGTAAAGCGCATCATTGCATCTCCAAGGTCAGTCATAAAAGCAATCTTAAAATCATCAATCTGTCTTGTTGGGTTTACTTCCCATGTCGGTCTCTTTAGTGCAAATACTCCTGGGTACTTGTATGAGATGATGTGATCTTCATCCCAGGAAATTTCAAACTTATTGTCTGGGTCTGTATCAGGAAGTAATGGATTAATAATAAACTCGTGAGTTCTTTCAACTACCTCTTTCTCAGCAATGACTGCATCGTACTTCTCTGAGATATAATCTCCTGGGTATCTTGGGAATGAAAGCAAAACAACTTTGCCAAGGTCTGGAAAACGAGAGTCAACTGATCCACGGAAGGCCTTGTAGATATTCTCAGCAGTCTTTCCTTGTTCGTTACCTGTTCCAACTTCAGATGCAAAACCAGAAATCTCATCAAGCACCGCAAGAAGAAGGTTTAACCCCTCATGAGATTCTCTTTCTGAGTGGCCAGAGTAAACGGTTATAGACTTATCAAACTCAACTGAGTCCGCTTTAGCATAAAACTTTCCAGCAAACCACGGGGATCTTTCAATCTTACTTTTAAAACCTTTAAAGAAAACATTCTTAGCCTGCTGTGCGTTAATGGCCACATTGATTAGGTCAATAGCATCTCCAGATGGCTTACCAAAATACTTTGCTGGGTCCTTCAAACACAATAGTTTGTATACAATATATGCACAGGCTACTGTAGATACGAAGTCTTTTCCAGATCCCTTTCCAAGTTGCAAGATGATTTCGTTCTTTGTGTATTTTTCAAAATACCTTGTGCCTTTTTCTTCTCCCATTATTTCTATGAGATCTTCTTTGCGATATATTTGACTCATTGCTTCAACAATGTCGTACTGAATATCAGACAGTCCAGGCTGACCTAGGTAGGCCTCACCCTCAACAAATGTTTTTGCGTCTACTGGAGTTTCTTGAAAATTATTATCTTTAAGAACTTCAAGGAAATCATTAAATATCGTGGACAACCGTAATCACCTCGTTGTCTTTTGCAAACGAAGAGAGTCTACGCATTATCTCGTCACGAACTTGCGGATACTCGGATGCAATATCTTTTAGTATTGAAACAAGGACTTCTTGACGGCGCTCAATTTCTATCATCTCTTCAGCAAGTTCTTTATTTTCAAGTAGCCCCGCCTTCTGAAGCATATCAATGCGCTTAGACTCAATGTCCATAACAAGTTTAATGGCAGCAGTCTTTGCACTAAGATTATTGGTCATTGATGCTTCATCAATAACTTCATATGTTCGAGAAACTAACTTACTATAGTGTGTATCGGCAGCGGCAAGTGCTTCTTTTGCACGAGCACGAATAGCATCGTTAGCAGATGCCATAACTTTCCACTCGTTAATAAGCGTTACAACTCTTTGTCTTGGAATGTCAAGTTGCTTTGAAATTACTGTTGGGTCATTACCTTTTAAGTATTCTTCTACTACTAAATTTACTTGGTCTAAATGCTTGACTAGATCATCTTCAGTTGACATGTTTTCCTTCTAGTCTATTGATTTCATCTTTGATATAGAAAATTGCTTTTTCAAGATCCTGAATAGTCTTTTGCTCATCCTTAAGACCTGCTCTCCATAAATACTTAAAGGCATTGCCAATATTAAAATTACGATGTCTAGTAATCTCTATACACTCAATACCAGATGGATCTGAAGTATAGTGCAAAGGATTATTTACTTGATCAACTGTTATGTTTAAGTTTTCACTCATCATCTTCCTCCCAATCAAATGCTTCTGGAATACCTTTTAATACCGAAATAGCAAAGCCAAAACCTACTGTGCCTATAACAGCCAGCGCTACCAGTGCTTTTTCAAGTTTGTTCATCGTCTTGATTTCCTTAGTCCAAATTTAGCAAGATAAACATAGATGGTCTCTAGCGAGCATCCACATTCTTTTGCGATATCTTCTGGTGTTTTTTTATCCATAAGGTATCTCTTACGCATAAAGGTTTCACTTGTATATAGTTTAGCAGCCATAGGTTTATTTGTCAACCCCAATTGCTTTGCCCCAATTATCCATAGCCCAATGCCCAATCCCGCAAGCATCTGCAACATCGTTGTCTGAAATGTTTTTATCATAGATAGTATTAATAAACTTTATTGTTCTTTCTTTACGAAGCATTCTTTCGTATGCTTTATACCAAGACACAGACTTACCAGGATTTTGTGAACGAATGAACAATTGTTCGTCCTTAGATATTTTTTTATTACCCATATAGTTCTGCCAAGTGATTGGAGAAACCTTTCCAATCATTTTAGTTCCCGATTGTCCTGCTGATCCAAGGATTGCTCCCTGCACTAGCGCAAGGTCTGCAGCAGTCTTTGGACTATTCATAAATACTGTATGTTCAATTACTATTGCCTCAAAGCCCCCGTAGTAATCAAAAAACAACTTAACCTTTTTGCCAGCATCCATAACCTTTTCATAGGTATCTTTTCCTTCAAAATATATTTTTCCTACTACACCTAATGTTTTTTGTTTGGTATCAAATAAAGCAAAGGCAAGACTGTTAGTACTAGCGTCAATAGAACAAATTGTTTTTGGCGCTAACTCTAATCCCCATTTATTTTTTACCATTAATTTTACCTTTTATTTCTTTAATTGCTTTGTTAACCGCATCAGGATTTACATTACAAGATGAACATACTGGATCATCATTGTAAATAGAAAGAGGTAAAGAACAAGACTTACAAAGCCTTGTCTTTCCTTTTCTTTTTTGCCTTTTTGATTGCAGATATCTTGCTGCAATCTTTTCTTTTGTTGCAATATCTCTACAGTTTTGCGAGCAGTATATTTGATATGATACTGCAGGCGTAAAACTATTATCGCAACATTTACAATTGTTCACCAAGAATCTCCAAGGGCGCTATTTTTAGTACGCCTGGACCTGCAGACTCACATGCTTTTTTAATTGGGCATGACTTGCATATCTTGGAATTTGATCTATAGTTTTTGTTTGGCAGGGTTCTGTCTTCCCATGCCTTTCTAACTAGTCTCATCCAATCAAATGCCTGGTCTACCCACCGACGGTAATGATCGTTTACATCTACAGGGATCAAAAGAAGTTCATGATTATTTTTATTTTCATAAATCATGACACCTTTTGGTCTCTTTAAGATCTTCATATAGATAAGCAACTGCATTAGGTGACCATTTTTAGCCTTACCTGATGCTTTTCTATATTCAAACCCTTCGTTCATCATTGTTTTAATTTCACCAATGAGTTCTTCTCCTTGCCAATCAAACATAACATCTCCATATCCAAAGATAGGTGGATCATCATGTCTAATCTTAAACTCTGTTGTAGGCTCGTTATCGTCATCACGATAAACCTTAACTATCCCAGCGTTCATCATTGCGTTTTGAATTCTTGCATGCGATAGGGTTCCAGCAGTCATATTTGCTGCTGAGTAAGCATCTGCATTGTCTTCAAACATCTGACCATCAAAAGCCAAGTACCAATATCTAGCGCACTCTCCATGGCCATAGGCAATAGTTGATGGAGCAAAAGTTTTCTTTGTTGTGTGCTTGTCTACACGAGTAATCGTATATCCCTCTTTAATTTTAGCCTCAAGACCTGCTATATCCATTGAATGAATTGGCTTTTCTTCTGGCTTAATCATAACTGTATGTAGTAAATTTTTCGTCATTAATTTTCTCGTTTCTATTAGTTATAAGTATAGCAGACTATCGAGTTATGTATTTTAGTGCAGAAACAAGGTTATTAATAGACTCTGCTGCAGTATAGTAAAGATTCTTTTTGCCACGATCCGATTTATCGACATTGGCCATCCATGTAGCCTTAAAAGCCATCTTTGCTGCAATAGCCTGTAGTCGAACAATCTCTACTGTAGCCACATTTAAAGGAATGTCTGGCTTAATAATAATCTTGGCAATAAATGTAAGTGCTGTCGTAAGTTCTTCGTCCTGCATATAGTCTGCTATTTCTGCAAGACCATTTACCATATCAATTGTTGTGCTTTCGTTTTGCATTTATTTTCCTTTTTAAGAGTTGTTGTTGTTTGTTTTAGTTAGATTTCCTTCTTTTTCAAAAAAATCTTCATTATACTTTAGGAATACTGGATCTGATTGCCATAGTCTAAGCCTATTTTTTCTTGCTTCTGGATCACGAGAAACATTGTTTAACTTATTATAATCTTCCATTGTTGAAAAATGCATTGTCAAAACTTCAGTATTGTCTCCTTCTTTAAATAATACTGGCTCTCTCCAGTGTACCTGACCAGCACCCCAAAATACAAGAAGATCTCCGTACTGAAGATTAAAACTTTCATTCTCAATGACTATAGGCCAATCTATATTAGCATTTAATTGGTAATCAATTGTTAGTTTAGAAAAATAATTATCTGAATCATAGTGTACTGGTAGTTTTGGATTTGATGTAGAATTATGCTCTTTATTGTAACTTAAATAACTATTATGAGACATAAAAACTTCTTCTCCAACTAAATTTGATGCAAACATTTCAAGTTTTTTACGTATGGTTATCGGATACATAACCTCTACCTGCATTCTTGATAATTCAGCCAAGACAATAGGTGAGTAAAAAGCATCAAGATCTTTAGCATTTTTTTGATACTTAACAATTGCAAGCAAAACTTCTACTTCTTCTTCAGTAAAGAAGTTTTTAACTATGTGTGGAACTATTTTATTTTTTGGTGCGTATCCTGTGTCCATAATACTATTATACACCATCCTCTGAAAGTTGTTCTAGTATGCTCATCTCAATTATAGCAAGTCTTACCTTAGAATTACCCTCGCCTAAAACTACCACTATGGCTGGATCTTTGCCATTTTTCATAGCATCTGTAGTAGCCTTAGCCCAAACCTCTTTGTTCAAAGTAAAAGACTTTCCAACCTCTTTAAAGTCTACAACAAAGTTTTTCCAGGAAGCATCACCCTTTTGGGTATTGCGACCAGAGTTTTTGTGCTGCTTAGCACCTATTCTCTTAGACTCACTCTTCTCCGTCAAAGTCACTCTTCTTTCTTTTTCCCAAATAGACTTTTGTAAGATGCTTATCCTTACACATCCAACTTAACATTTTTTCATCTGCGTAACATCTTAGTGTAGGCACTATGGCTTTGCATGTATGGCAAGTCCACTGTCCATTATAGATAGTAAAGTTAGCCATTTAGTTTTGCCTTGATTGATTCTTGCAAGTCAAGATCCTCTCGCACTCTATTAACAAATGCCTCTTTACCCTGAACCTTTGTGCCATCAGGAAGTATGTACCAGGCACCTGTGCGTTCAACAATACCATTTAGTTCTGCGGTAGTAACCAAATCACCAATGGTATCAAGACCAATATCGTCACCTCTAAAATAAAAATCATACTCACCAGACTGGAACCCTGGAGAGGTTTTGGAGAACTGGAGTTCCCACTTAATAGTTCTACCAACTTTTTCTTCAATTAATTTGTCTCCTACCTTAATTTTTCCTTTAATCGCTTGATTGTCGGACTCGGAACTAAATAACTTAACAATGCAAGAAGAATAAAACTTAGTAGCCTGACCACCAGAAGGCTGCTGGCTAGTATACATAGCGTTAATATTATTACGAGACTGGGAAATAAGAACAAGAAGAGTAGGCTTAACTTTGTTGTTAGCATAATTAAGCATTTTCCATGCGTTACTAAAGTCACGAGACTCTGCTCCAATCTGTTTGGTATTTTCTAATGCCTTCATTTCATCTGTATCTTTTTCAAAATAGATTGCTGGAAGCATTGATGTAATAGAGTCTACCACGATTAAGTCAACGCCAGCGTTCATTAATCCAACGCCTACATCTACCATATCACTAATCGTCCTTGCTTGTGAGTAGATTAGTTTTTCTGGATCTACCCCAAGAGTTCTAGCCCAGTCTTCAGAGTATGACATTTCCGAGTCAATCCAAGCACACAGTTTTCCCTCTGCTTGGGCTAGGGCAATCATCTGAAGGCACATAGAAGACTTTGCAGAGGACTTTGAGCCCCATATAAGTACTTGTCTACCGTAAGGCAGTCCGCCTCCCAGAGCACGGTTTAAGCCAAAACTAGGGGTGGGCTGATACTCATAGTTGACACCAACTCCACTGCCTAATCTTTTTCTCAACTTAGGATCAAGTTGTGCTAACGCTTCTTCTATACTAACCGACATGTACATCCTCCAATGTTACTGTTCCGTCTTTTGTCTTTCCAAAATCAAACTTGTAAGATTTTCCTTCTTCAATATTCATATACGCCTTTGCAAACGATGTAGGAAAAACAGTGATAGAGTGAAGGTCTCTGCTTGTATCTGCAAGCGTAAGAGATGCCATCTTCTTTCCTGTCTTTGTAATCCTTGGTTTAAATGAAACTACAAACATCTCATCATCCTTGTATGGTAGTTGCTTATAACTTAAGAACTTCACAAGCGCATGAGACGATTCTTTTATTTCGTCAGATGGAATGAAAGATACAATCCTGTTATCATTACAAAGAAGCAGATAAGAACGACCTGTCTCAATAGTCGTATTCTCATCATCAAATATACCGACACTGCCAGTTTTGTCCAAAACTTCAACTCGTGACCATCCTGTTCCTCGCTTAATTGATTTTACCATACCCATAAAAATGTATGATCCCTTTTCCTCAAAGTCAACAATATCCTGAATAAAGGCGTAGTAATGAGAAGGTATTGTAATATTAAACTCTGGAAGGTTTAAGTACTCATATAGATTCTCTTTAATTTCCTGATCATTTCTAGGATTATCATTAAAGGTTGCAGCACCAATAACTCTTAGTGCTTGAAGTGCACGACTATTTACTCCGTTACCCTTGGTAAATGTAAATTCTTCAAGTTCTTTGTACGAACGGAATGGTCGTGCCGATATGTATCGTTCACCAATCTTGTCAGATATGAACTTGATAGCACTGAGTCCAAACCTAATGCCTTTACCCTCAATTTTAAAATCGATATCCGAATCGTTAATGTGAGGTAACTTAACGCTAATGCCCATTCTTTTTGCTTCAATAAGATATTCAGTTCTCGCATCTTTGTCCTTTTCATTCTTTAGCACTGAGTACATAAACTCAAGTGGGTAATAATACTTTAGCCATGCTGTCCAATATGATAGCGTTGAGTATGCTACTGCGTGAGACTTATTGAATGAGTACCCTGCGTGAGCCTCAAAGTCATGCCAAAGATCACGAGCAAGGTTTGGAGAGATGAACTTAGATGCACCCTCTACGAACTTCTCTTTAAACTGATCAAATTCTTTAGCATCTTTTTTCTTTCCAATGATCTTTCTAACTTTATCTGCTTCCGACATGGACATACCGCCAAGGTGTACGCATGCTTGCATAACTTGTTCCTGGTAAAGAATACAGCCATAAGTGTCCTCCGTAAATTCCTTTAGTACTTGGTGTGTGTAAGATATATTTTGACGACCATGTTTACGATCAACATAATCCTTTCCAATAGTATTCATTGCACCTGGCCGAACAAGAGCGTTTGATGCTGCGAGTTCGTTTAAGTTTTTAACGCCCATCTTAATAAGAAGGTTTGTGTATGGTGCTGCTTCACACTGGAACACACCTTTTGTGTGTCCGTCTGATAACATCTGATATACATTTGCATCATCCATCTTGATCTTGAGAAGGTCAATCTTCTTGCCATCTCGCTCTTTGATTATGTCGATTGTATTCTTAAGAACAGACAAAGTTTTAAGACCCAAAGCATCAATCTTAATTAAACCAATTCTTTCAGCCTCCTCCATGTCAACACCAACTACAGGAATTCTTTCATCAGATCCAGTAGATGATCTTGTTTCAAGTGGTGCATATCTAAAAATTGGTTCCTTTGCAGTTACAACACCTGCTGCGTGAATGCCTGTTCCACGGATTCGACCACGAAGTTGTTCTCCATAAACCTCTACCTCTGGATACTTCTCACGAAACTCTCGTGTTGATTTAGATGTGCAGAAGTCATCCCAAGTGTCTACGGTCTTTAGTACTTTATTAACATCTGAAAGAGGTATGTTTAGTACTCGTGCAACATCTCTTACAATTCCTTTTCCAGTAAACTGTAAGAATGTAGCAATAGATGCAACATGTCGATACTGTCTAACAAGATAATCTTTAACTTCTTCACGACGAGTATCCTGAATATCTGTATCGATATCTGGAAAGTCGTTACGCTCTGGATTAATAAATCGGAAGAACAAAAGATTGTGTTCAATAGGATCAATATCTGTAATCTTTAATGCATAACAGACAAGAGAACCAGCAGATGATCCACGACCTGGCCCAACCATAATCTCTTCCTTCTTAGCCCAGTTAATCATGTTACTTACAACAAGGAAGTATGGGGCAAACTTCTTGTCCTTAATAATCTGTAATTCTTCTTCAAGTCTATCAAGGTACTCTTGGTTTTCTGACAAACCTCGCTCTGCCAAACCTTCAAGCGCAACCTTGGCAAGTTCTTTATCAGGACTCTTGTACTGTACTGGAAGAAGGTTTAGTCCTTCTTGAATGCCATAGTCTCCTACTGTCTCTGCTAATAAGAGTGTGTTTGAGTAGATGTCTGGTCGATCAATACCCTGCGATTCCATGGCTGCCTTGATCTCTTCGTATGATAGTAGGTGGATATCAAACTTATTAAATGTTATCTGACGGTCTTCGCCATAAAGATAGTCAAGGCGTTCCATCATGTTGCCTTTTTTCTTTGACTTTTCATATGTTGCATCTTTTACGAACTTGCCGTGTGTGTTCATGAGCAACTTAAACTCTTGAACTTCTTTTTGCGACGGATCAACATGGTGGCAGTCTGGTGTTACAACAACTTTGATTCCAAACTCATCTGCTAGTTCAATTAAATATTTGTTAATGTGTGCTTCGTTGTGAGGCATGACTTCAATGTAGTAGTCATCTTCAAAGCGTTCCTTAAACCAAGATATGTATTTCTTAGCAAGAGCAAACTCTTCTTCCTCTAATGCCTTTACAAGTACACTACTTGGACAAGCAGAGGTTACTATAATTCCTTCTTTATACTTTTCAAGAATCGTAAAGTCAAATCTTGGCTTCTTAAAGAAACCATCTGTCCACGATAGTTCACTAATCTTGTTAAGGTTTTCCAAACCAATTTGATTCTTGGCTAGAAGGATAATGTGGTTGTAGACAAGATCTTGTTGACCTTCTCTTTCAGACTTATCTCGTGTATCAGATATGTCTGCACACATGTATCCTTCTAGACCTAGAATTGGCTTAATGCCCTTTGCTTTTGCAATACGGTGCAGTTCCCTATGCCCAGACAAAGTACCGTGGTCAGTGATGGCAATTGCTGGCATCCCTAACTCAACTGCACGGTCAACATATTCTTCTGGAGTAGCAATCCCATCAAATAAACTAAAATGGGTATGGACATGTAAGCCTACGTAGTTCATATTACCAATCAGCGTTAGTTGCTGAGGTGGCAGATGGGCCATCAAAGCCCAAATAGAACGCTTCTTGTTCTGCATAAGGAATCTTCTTGAGTGCTGACTCAAGAGGATAAGGCTCTATGGCCTTCCAATCAAATGGTTCCTTATCTGGTGCAGATGGAATAAGTGTGTAATTGGTTTCAGTTCCCTGACCATTACGCTTTAACTTCCATAGTACGTTTGAGATGCTTCCTGTTTCAAGAGCA